GGTGTGACAAAGTGTCATTGTGGACGACATCCTATGACCCCTCAATCGTTATGGCGTGCCCTCTTGGCTTCATCACAAAGTACTGGTGTTGCACCGGGTTACTTGCTGACCTTTGGTGTGATGCGCCCCATGCCACCATTGAGGTTGGCCAGTATCGGTTGTCGTGGGATCGCGTGCGTGCTGACGCAGGTTTACCCCCTGAGCATACTGATGGGTCTCGCCCACACTGGTTTTACTTCTCGATGGTTGTTGTGACGGCTTTTACTTTCACAGCCGTGTTTGCCTTGATAGGTGAGGACTTCAAACTAGTTTCTTACATTGTCTGGGCCACGATTTTTGCTTTAGCCATTACACCACTGGTCTGGCAGTACGCCCCATCCCCTTTTTCGCCAGTCATTGGTAGTTTTACGCATCTCAACTTTCTCCATGCGTTTTCTAACGTGACTCTGATTGCCATTGGCTGGACTCGGTTTAGCCGCCCTGCCTTTTGGTTTGGCGTTGTGCTAGTGTGCATGTTCTACACCCCGTTGTCCTGGCATCCCCAATTTTTGTCAGGTTCATCGGCATTTGCTTATGCTGTCTTACACCCAACTTTCATGGCCGTCTACGACAATTTTGTCATTTCGACCGTGCTTTTGCTTGGCGTGTTGGCCACCGACGAGCGTGTTGCACACACGGCCCACCTGCTTGGTGGTTGCGTTGGCATTTTGTGGACTTGCAGTGGAGCCGTACCTATTGAATTTAGCCCCGTCGACCTGAGTGTGTATCCTGAGTTCATTGGCATGGCCGGGGTTTTGACTATCGCTGTGAAGTATGAGGGGCTTGACATGTTTGTGAGTGTGTCTTCTTCCCCTGACCTTTCGGCCCCCCTTTTGTGGTCGCGTGCGGTTAGTGGGCGGTACAAGGCCATACACCAACGCTTCCATTATCGGCTTGCCGCCAGGCGTTGTGTGTCAAACTCACCTGGGATGGTTGATTTTCACTGGGTTCGCGCCCTGCCACACCAAACTTTGTCGAGTGATTGGATTTCTGAAATGGGCGATTTGGTTGGGTCCGAGGCGGGTAGAGATTTTGCCGCCTTGGCCACCATAACCCTTGGCCTCGTGCATGACATAC